ACAGGTCGAGAGTTGTGTCAAACATGATTATTCAGAAAGAGGGGATTCGCGTTTGCAGATTGAGTTTTTACCTTTTAATACGTCATCGACGTAGTTACTAACGGGATTGCGTGGTTTCATCAATTCTCTCATGGTTTCTTCGTCCAGAGAGTATGACAAACCCAGATCCTCGTTGAACCAAAAGTCATCCCATTCATCGGGATTATTGGTTACATCTTGGATATTACTTGAAGACATAGTTGATACGATCTTGGATTGATTTGGGTTCAGGACGTACAAACTCTTCGGCAGTTTCTAAACCATCAGCAATAAATGTGCGAGCATCGTTGTTAGTCCAGAGCAGAGCACCGATAACAACCAGGATGACAGTTTTGAACATGTTTGAGGTGTGTTCCTTTGACTCTTATAGTATGGCACTATTTAAGTGCCCTGTAAAGCGCCTGTGTGCCACTAGGGCAGGCGTCACATCCAAAGTAACTCTAACCCTCTGCGATTAAGTTGCATCGCAGTGTAAGGAGTTGTATCGTTGAAGTTCACTTGATCTCCAACTTTCTTTGAATTGATTGGGGCATAGTATTGCCGTTGTTTGGTGTTGTAGAATCCCCATACAGTTTTTGCAGGAGCACCGCCGTTGTAAGTGAATTGAGCATGATTGCAACACCAAATGCGTAAAATGCTACGTCGAAACGATTCAACTTCGTAAGTGTAGTTTTTAGGAGGTTCATGAGTAAAATCGGGAGGAAGTTCCATTAAAGTTTGCCACCAACGATAGCAGATCCCACCACACGGGTGTAATCTTCAAGTGTGCCATCTTGTTCACACTTAAGGTGCCAATGTGTCATGGTGATAACACCCTCACGAGTGCCACCAGTTAACATGTTGCGACCCTCTTTGGTCATCGTTGAGTATAGTCCAAACCGAGTTTTCCAAACATAAAATACATCATCAATGAGTTCAGAATCTTCTGGAATTTCATTGATTGCCTCGCGTTGTTGTGCAGTTTCCAGCATTTCTTCGTGCGTCACCATACCTCCGTCCAACGTTTGTGGTTTGATTTAGTTATGCGACCTTCTGCCAACATATTATCACAAACTCGGCAAAAGACCTGGAATTTCTCATATCGTGTGAGAGTATCTGCCCCATCACATTGTGACATGATCTTGATCATTTTTGCTTTGGAAGTAATCATCAAACCAACTCCTGTTGTTGTTGAACAAATTGCTCTTCTGCAACTTCATCTACACATTCTTGAATGACTTGGTAGATGTAATCAATGTTGCCAACATCATCGAAGACACGTTCAACCAGTTCAGGATTGTCAAGTGCAAAGTAATCAAATTCTCCGTCTTCATCGACCCGATAAATGTCCTCTTTGGTGTAAATCCATGCTGCACATTGTGCATCTTCACCCTGATCTGCGATCATTCTATTCAGTTTGTCCTGAAGTTGTTTGAGAGTGTAGTTCATGAATCAATAGGAATTGTCTTGATCTTCCTCAAAGAATGAAGCAACAAAGGCAATCACTGGAAGAAGAATGATTGCCGCCATGATGTAAAGCATCAGAAGGGATTGTCCCAGGTTTCATACTGTTTCATGGTGATATATCCTTCTTTGCATAACATGTCGGTGAAATAAGACCAATCTTCACGCTTTGCGATTGTGTCGTTTTTGAGTCTAGGATTCTGCTGTGTTGCGACTTTCCAGTTGTAACGAAACTGAGAAAGTGCTTGGGCTTTGGTAACTCGCATTTGTTGATTGTAGAGGTGTTGTTTGATAAGAGACATGGAAATCAGCAGTAGAGTGGCATATACTCAGACTGAGGCATTTTGTCGGTGTTGTAGTCAGTTACCTCAGCACCTTTAGCAATACGAGATGCCCACTCATGTTTGGCGTCAATCATACCCACAACGCTGTAGGATTTCTGACCAGTAGCACGAAAAGTAACACGCTTAACGAAACGTTTGATGACAACTTTCATGCCTTTGATGTCATCTGCCTCAGCAATAAATGCCTCAGGGAAGAAGTCAACAATGGTGGCGGAGTTGGTGAGTTGCATTTGCTCTGTTCCTTTGACTCTTATACAATACACGATTTTGAGGCGTCTACAAGCGCCTGTGTGCCACTTTGACGGGTGGCACGAGGGTTTTATTCACTCTTGCGCCAATCTTTCCTCATAGACTGATAAACAGGGTTGTACGCTACGATGTCACGAACCTTCTTGAAGATCTGTGCTGATTCTGCATACTTACTGGTGGCATGGTCGTTCTCTTGTGGCAGCACATCTTTCGTGCCTTTCTTATACTTTCTGCCACTGTTGTGGTTAGCATAACGTCGCGCCCTGGTGAAACCCATCTCCAGAAACTTGCGGCACATGTCCATACCAACGAAGTCTTTTTTGTCCCTGTAATCTAGATACATTGCAAAAATCTTGTTGCTAGATTTTACGGCAATATCAGGGGTTCTGAATCTCCAATGAGCACAAATGTCGTCTGTATAAGGGCGAACCAATAAAACCCCTTGCTCGCCTCTTCCAATACGATAAAGTTTGCGAGTCTCTGCATCTGTGAAATCAAGAGATTTGTAGTCCAATTCATAATCAAACTCTTTCATTGGAAAAATGCCTCAAGTCCCTTATATTTGATGGGCATTGCTGTTAGTGGGCGTGTGGAGTTAATGTCAACAATAGCTCCGATCTTTTTGGAATTGATTGGTGCGAAGTATTGTCGTTTCTTTGTGTTGTAAAACCCCCAGATGGTGCTGACTTTATCGCCATTATTGTAATTGTAATGGTTAAGATGGTCACACCAAATGCTAATAACATTTGCCCTAAACTGGGCGGTTCGGTATCTAAATCCTGTGGGTGCTTCATGAATAAAATCGGATGGAAGTTCAGTCATTAGTTAGCAGTGGCAAATCGTCCGTTGTTGAAGTTAGCACGGGAGAACTGTTGACGGTCAACAATCTTGAACGTACCATAGCAGTTCTTGACAACAATGCCCTCATGTTTGGCAAGTTCGTCACCAATCAGACAGACACACATCTCGCGAGCAAAGTATGACTCTGCTGCCACATTCTTCATCGTGATGATGAGATTGTAGAGGGCAAACAATTTCCAGTCAATACCAGTGTCATCGGCAAGATCGAAGACGTTGAGTTCTTTACCCTCACGAATGTAGGAGTTGATTGTCTTCTTGACATTTGCCTTTGCAACCTTAGTTTTGAACTCAGGGAAGTCAATATCTTCCATCAAGTATCGTGCATGGTTAGCATATACTTTGAGGAAGTTGTTTGACGGTTGAATGTAACTTGCATTGACAGACAAGAACTTGACATCATTGCAGTGCCAAACAGCATTGTAAGGTTCAGAAACTGCGGTCGCAATCGTGTCGCCACGGTATTGCGTATGAAGAGCAAATACGATCTGCTCATCAATAGGTTTCAGAAACTTGTAAGTGATAGTATTGGGAGTGATTGCAACGTTGCCGTTACCAACACCCATGAAATCTCCCTGAAAAATACCATTGACCTTGGGAAGATACATCAGGCAAAGAGTCAACACATTGCGAAGATTCTCTGATTCGTGGTTGGCACGAATGTCATCCACGGTATAGTTGATCTTAGGAGTTTTCTTGTTGAATACACTTTTAGTGCCAACAAAAAACTTACCGTTCTCAGGATTCGTACCAAATACAACGGCGGGAGCACCATCGTACTTCACAGATGCCATGTTGCCAGCATCACCCTCGTAGATAAACTCTAGAAAGTTGATGACATTTAGAGCAGCATCCTTGCCGTCAAGGATGAGATCTTCGGGGTGTTCGATGTGTGTGTTTTTCATACTAGTATAATGGCACAGGATGGGGCAGAAATCAAGCGATAGTGTGCAGTTCGCTGACTGTCACATCAGCGGCGAACAACACTATCAAGCATCTCACCTTTTTCAAAGACAGTATCAACAACCGTCTGCAATGCTCGCGCAGTAGCAACACCAACGTTTGAATATACGGGCACAACACAGAGCCCATAGGTCTTAGATTCTGCACCAAGACGCAACACACGACCGATAGTCTGAGTCATCTCAATGACATCCATGTTACGCATGAAGATGACAGTTTCCAATTCACTGACGTTGATACCTTCAGACAAAATAGAGCGGTGAAGAACAACAAACTTTTTCTCAGGATCTTTGCCCCAGGAGTTCAAAGTGTTGAAGAACTCTTCACGATTGACTTTCTTACCATCAACAACTGCACCAGTCTTGGATGTGATATAGAGGTAAGAATAACCACGCTTGATGAGTTGAGTGGCAAAATCAGTTGCTGCCATCAAGTTCATAAGTTGCTTGCTAGTCTTCACACAAACAAGAATCTTCTTGGTGTCAGTCTCTTCGATTGTGTCAATCACATTCTCAGCATCAGTCTCGCACGAAATCATCCGTGCATTCTTGTGCATATCAAACTTCTTTGCTTGAATACGAGGGGGAATGATGTATCCACCTTGAACCAACTCAGGGGCAGAAACTCGTGCAATAATTTGACCATAGACACGCTCATCATTCATGCCTGGTTTGTTGATAGTG